TCAACAGCAAACTTCTTTTGCAAAAGAAGCGTATCTTGCTAAACAGCAGGCAGATCAGGTTCTTAGTAATTCTCAGCAAATGCAGACCGAGTTAAATACTCGTACTCAACTTGCTAAAGCATACGAATTAGCAACTCAATATGGAGTTGCATATGCGGAGTTACAAGACTTACCTGACCCTGTAACTATGGAAAAACATGCAAAAGCTTTGTCAACAATTAAAAAGTTGGAAGGCAGAGTACAACAAGTTACTCCAGCCCAAAGTTTGAGCAATGCAAACCCGGCATCAGATGTGGCACCTACTAATTCTGAAGAAGTTTTAGATAGATATAACGCAGGTGATTCTGCGATAAGCACAGAAATGGCTCGCGCTGCTTCTAAGAAGCTAGGGCTTACCATTTTCGGCTGAGGTATAAATAATGGCAGTACAGACTTCCGGTACTGGCAATCTGCAAAACATGAGTCGAATCATGCTTGCATCAGCCAGGTATACCGAAGAACATAATGCCCCGATGGTTGGACTTATTGAAAAGTTCAATCTTGGCAAGGGCGAGTACCAACTGACAATCCCCAAGGTCGCACAGATGACCGCTGAGGACTTGGCAGAAGGTCAAGACATGATCGATAGCGAAGACATTGATGTATCAACTGTCACCGCTACTACCGCTGAAGTTGGCCTGAAGGTAATTATTACCGACACCCTTCTCCAGCAAAACAATGAAGATGTCTTCAAGATCATTGGTCGCCAGATGGGTGACGCAATGGCTCGCAAGAAAGACAACGACATCATTGCCCTGTTCCCATCACTTAATGGTGGAACAGTTCTTGGTGCAGACGGTGCAAACTTTACTCTTGCTAATACGTCAGCAGTTATTGCTAACGCAAAGGCAGATCAGTTTGGTAGCGATATTTTTGTCGTTCATCACCCTAACGCAGTCTGGAAGCTGGCAACTGACGTAGGTAACACTCTCGCTACCTACCCACTCCCTGATGCCTTCAACAAACCCGCAGTAAAAGATTACTGGTCGGGTATAAAGGTTGCAGGGGTTCCCTTCTTTGAAGACGGGAACATAGCAAAGATTGGTAGCGTTGATTCCGGTTACGGGGTTATTGCTGACAAGACTGCTATGGGTCATCTTGCTGCAAGAGCAAGGCGAGAAGAGCGGGAGCGGGACATTTCCCTGCGAGCGCATGAGATAGTTGTCACTGAAGACTACGCAGTCTTTGAAGTTGATGATACCCGTGGTGCTGCACTTCAATACGAAATCGGCAACCCGGCAACCAGTTAGTTTTTATTAGGAGGCTCTTGTGGTTAAATCTGGCTTACAAGGTATGACTGTCAATGGGGTTAAAAAAAGATCTTACTGGCATTTCAACAAAAGTATGGGGAAGTGGGTCGAATGTCCTAACCTTCCTGTATCGTTTGAAGACGTATACTTAGAGCGAGGCTTCCGCAAGAGTCCTCCTGAAAAAAGGATTGAGCAGCAACCCGCCAAGGTTTCTGCAACGTCTGAAAAGGTGTAACGATAGACCGAGCCTTTTAACATCGGACTATCGCAGGGCTTAGAACCTGCTCAAAACTTATCCCAAGGAGGGATATTAAAATGGCATTTCCACTAACCGTGCATTTAGGGTACGGACAGGAAAAAATCGAGACTTCTTCTCAGAAGCAGAAACTCGGCACAAGGGCGGTAACGCCTGATGGAAGAGTTTTCTATTACGCAGAAAATAGCGGTTCAGCTATTACTACTTCTGGTCAGATAGTAGATGGCATTGCTGCTGTTGCAGCGCATGACATGGACGTAGCTGCTACTGCTACATCAGCAAACGCACTTTCGTTTACGTCTGGTACTTCTCTAACTGTGACTAAGAACCAGTACAAAGATGGGTATGTTTACTTTAACGATGGACCGGGACAGGGTGAGGTATACAGAGTTAAAGAAAATACCGCAGTATCCAGTGCAACTGGTTTGAAGATAACGGTAGACGAGCCTGATGGAATCAGAACTGCTCTAACTACATCTTCACTTTTTGGTTTGATGTACAACCCTTACAAGGATGTAAAGATCATTGACGGTGACGGTACTATGACTACCGGCCCCCTAGGTGTAACTACCATCCCTGTAACCGCAGATTACTTCTGCTGGATACAAACCGCTGGTCCTGCTTCTGTACTATCTGGTGCAGTTGTTGGCATTGTTGGTGACGCTATTGGTGTGAGCCAGGCTTCTGGTGAATCAGGGGCTTTTGACCTTTGGGACTCCTCAGCTAATGAGGACTCAAGGCCTATTGGTCACGCTATGGGTATCCCGGCAGTCGATACAGACAATGCATGGGTCATGCTCGCAATTCGCGACTAATCATTTAGGAGGGCTGGCATGGCAAAGGCGAAGTTGTGGCTTCCTGTGTCCGCAGGGAATCAAAGACGTAACCTTCGCCAGGTCAGTCCCCCTGAAGATTTAGAGCGCGTTATGGGTACGATGGAAGAAGACACTTTCAACGTCGGCCCAAACGGGCAGCCTGTGTATGTGCCTGGCGCAAGCAGACTCACCGGGCATCAACTCGATGAGATTCTTCACAAGGCAACCGAACAGGCAGAGACAGAAGCAAAGGCTGCACAGCCAACGCAATCTGTAACTAGAGAAAAAATGAATGACCTTAAAGGGGCGTTGAGGTCTATAGCAGACTGGCGCAGGAATAAGCGCAACAATAATTAGAGGTTATCGTGGCTGCAATACAAAGCAGAACTAGAGAACAAATACGCCGATCTATTGCTGCCAATCTCGACCAGCCCCCATCAAGTTCTGCAACAGGCACGGGTAGTTCTACAACAATCGTTGATGCCAGCACTCTTGGCGGAGATGACGAATATAACGGTGGCTGGATTGTATTTACCTCCGGTGCCAATGATGGAGTTATTCGTCGCGTAACTGATTACACCAGTTCAACGGGTACATTCACCTTCAAGCCAGCAGCAGGTTCTACATCTTCCGATGACACCTACGAATACTGGAGATCTGAGTTTCCACCAGACCGTATCCACGAATTTATCAATCAGGCGATTACCCAGCGTACTTCCCGTGGATTAGTGATCGATGAAGACATCTCTAATCACGGCCATATCCGAGACAGTCGGCACGATATCCCATCCGCAATGGTTGCTGTTTCCCAAGTTGACTACAGGCATCAGTATTCAGGTAAGGAAATACAAAAAGCAAACATAGCGTGGACCGAGCAGACAGACGGTAACGTCACGGTTGCAAAAGACAGCGAAGACTTCAAGGCAGGCAGTGCTTCCTTACGGCTGCTGACAGACGTAGGTGGATCTGTATCTTCCGGTGACATATTAACTTCTCATGCCATATCAAGTCTGGATCTTCGCAGTTACGACACGGTTGAGTTCTGGATGAAGTCCTCTACTGCTACCAGCGCAGGGGATATAACGCTAAATCTCAGCAGTGCTGCTAACTTAGCAACGATAAAGGAAACCCTTGCTGTTCCTGCCCTGAGCGCACGAACATGGACTTACTGTCGTGTGTCCCTGGCAAACCCCGAACTCGATAATGCAATCATTTCTGTTGGTTTAAAGTATGCAACGACCGGCACGAGATACATCTGGATCAACGACATCAAGGCCGTAAAGACCGAATCTGCTGTACACAACAGGTTATGGTCGGGTACTTACAGGGTAGATAGAGAAGCTAGAAAAGTCTTTTTATCTGAGTCAGCTAGAAAAGAAGTGGGGTATAACCTCATACGCCTGATCGGGTACAAACTGCCATCTCTCCTGACCGCTGACTCGGACACGGCAACCTTAGACCCTGACCTCATTACAGCACGGGCTACAAGCAAAGCTTTGTTTAGCCTTGCTAGGGGCAGGACGACAGACCCCGACGACAATGACCGAAGGGCTGCATACTTTGAAGGCATAGCCGCTCAGGCAGAGCGTTCACTTCCTGCGATTAGACCCGGCACTAAGATGGTGGACTAATGGCTTCTGTTATAGGTGACAATGAAATCCTTCTTAACAGCAAGCGTTACAAGATTGCTGGTCCTGTACGCAAGACCCTTGTAAGCATCGCTGCTCCAAGATTTACCATCGGTGACACACAACGAGGTGCTGACCCAAGGGCATCCATCCTCACACAGAACGACTTTCGTGGCGGTATTGGCTGGAACCGTGGGTTAGACCCCGGATCTGTTGACAGGGCCTGGTGGACTAATTGCCAGATTCGATTCAAGGGACACGTACTTCTCCCGAGAAAACCTACGGCAGCAACCAATGATCATGTAGGTGAGCTAAAAAACATTACCGAGTTCCAGGTAACTGGAGAGGCTTCATCAAACATCTACGCCTTATTTGCAGATGGTGATTTGTATAAGTATCAAAACACCAATGATGAATGGCCTGCTTCCGCAGCCTTTAACCTGACGAGTCCTACTTCTGAGACAATCGTGTTTACTGACTCTACTCCAACCAGCTACCTTATTTTTGCTCAGGGCGATACCGGATACTCGTATACGACTAACGGGACATCAGCGACAAATAAAACAGCATCCGGGGATAAGGTCGATTACTTTACAGTCTGGCATGGAACGCTCTGGGGTATAAGCAAAGCAGGCGTATTGAAAAACTGGGCATCAGGTCCTACCAATACGCCAACTCTCAAGGCGCAGATACCGTTACCTAACGGCTATGTAACATCGCTGATGGTCTATCGAGATGCTGGTGGTAGCCCGATTATCTATGCCGCTACTAAAGTAGGGTTATGGGCTTACGACGAGACTAATAACAGGTGGGAAGAGACAGAGTTAAGGATACCTTTCCACACTCAATCAGGAACAGGCGCAATAGTCTGGCGTGATTCTATCTACTTTCCAGCAGG